CGGAGCTGCTTCCGATGCCACTACTGCTCGGGCCTACCGCGTCAACGGTGACGGCCATCGCTCACCCCGCTTAGCTCGCGAGCGTGAACGACACCACGTAGCCGCCGATTGCGATCACGAAGTTGTTGCCCGACACCACGGCACCGCCGGTAATCGCACCGGAGAACCAGAAGTTGCCGGCCGTGATCGCGGACCAGAAGGAGGCGTGCGTATATGTCTCCGTCGCCGGCACCGCGTTGAAGGCGATGGCCACCGAGTTCGAGGCCGAACCCGACGACGGCGCGCCCCAGGTGACTGAGACACGGGTGTTATTCGTGGCCACATTCGACGTGCCCGCGGCGCCCGGCAGACCGGTGTGCAGTTGCATCCACACACCGGTCGCCAAGATGTTCGTGAGCGCGCTGTTGGCTCCCGTGGTACCGAGACCATCAGCCATTGCTGATCACCTCAGAGAGCTGCGATAGACGAAGCCGTCTTGACCGTCACAAGCGCCTGCGACCGGTAGATGGCGTTGCCGAACAGGCAGTACCAACCGATCGGGAAGAAGCGCTTCAGCTTGTCGGTCTGTGGGCCAACGATGATGTGCGGGTCGATCGCCGTCGCCTCAACCAGCGCCTGCCGGCCGAAGTAGTACGTCGAGTAGATGTTGACCACCGGGGTCGCGGTGTTCGCCGCGATGGTGGTACGGGTCGTCTCGATGTACCGAGCGCCCTGGTAGTCGCCGACCACGCCGGAGTAGATGTTGGCGGTGTCGGTACCAACCGTGTGCGGCGCGTTCCACGCGGTCGCCGTGGTCTCAGCCTGAAGGTCGTAGGCCACGTCGGGGTGGATGACGGCGACGTACTTGTTGTCCTGCTTGACCTGAACCTTGGCCCGCTGGAGCAGCTTGACGGCGACGGTCGCGGGCGCGCGGCCCATGATGTCGGTCGTCAGAACGGCGGCCACCGTACCGGTCGCGGTCTTCAGGACCCCGGAGTTCACGAACAACAGGTTGGTACCCGCGTCCGCGATCGCCTTGATGATCGAGTCGATCGAGTCGGCCATGTTGAAGCCGATGAGGTGCGCCACCTCAGCGTCCGGCTTCGTGAAGCCGAGCTGCTGGAGCCGAAGGGTCGTGATCGCGGCGTTGCCGTACTCATTCATGACCACGTTTACACGGGTCGGAGCGACGGCCGGGACCGAGTCAGGGTCGACGATTTCGGTCAGTGGCGTGGTCGCCAGTGCGGCGAAGGGGTTGTGCAGAGTCAGCGTGATCGTGTCGCCAGGCATAGCCGGCTGACCAGGCTTTTTGTCGATGAGCTGCCGCCACAGCGGCATATCGCGGAGGTAATACTCCACCTGACGGTCGTAAGCCGTCTCCACCATGTTGTCCCAAGCGGCGCCGGAAGCACCACCGGTAAGAACGTTGGCCATCTAATGTCCTCTGTCGAGATGAGAGGACGAGCGGCCTAGTCGTCGGCGTTGATTAACCCGGCCTGGATTAGCTCCTGGTGGGTCATCGCCTTCATGCGCTCAATGGTGATTCCCGGGGGAGCGGGCGGAGCGGCGTTCGTCGCGGCGGCAATACGAGCCGCGTCGGTCTGGGCCTGTTGCTGCTCATCGGTGAGAGGTTCCTGCTTCTCCCACCCGAACATCTGGCCCTTAGCCTCCAGCCACGCCGTGACCTTTTCGGGGGTCACGTCGCCATCAATGGACACAAATTCGGCGTGACCTTCAGTGAGCCCAGCATCCTTGAGCAGCTTGCCAATCGTCGTCTGGCGCTGCGCCTTCACGAAGGTCTCCTGGGTCTTCTTCAGCTCAGCGTTTTCCCGCAAGGCCGCTTCGAGCTTGTCCCGAATCACCTTGTTGGGTGACGGCTTTGGCGCCTGCTCGATCGGGTTGCCCTCGTCATCGAACTGGTCGTCGTCGTCTGCCATTGACTTGTCGCCCCGTCTCATCTCTCAAGGCGTCAATACAGGGTTTCCGCCGGGGGTGACGGCTACCAGGACTTGACTACCGGACTTGTTACGTGGCCGCCGGCCGGTCGATGGCGGTACACGAGTAGCGGGGGCGAGATTCGAACTCGCGCTCTCCGGCTTATGAGGCCGGCGGGGACAACCGAACTCCCCTACCTCGCTAGGCGGGGGTCACGAGACTGAAAGCCTCAATCCCCCCAGGTGCCCGGGGTAAATGACAACGGGCGATTGTCTAGTAGTTGGACCCCGGGCCGTGAGCGTCGTTTACACGATGCTCGCTGTGGTGATCAGAAGTTACCACCTACGTTGCCCGAAGTGGTATCAGCGCCGCCGCGGCCGGTGAACTGGGCCGACTCCTCCGCGTACAGATTGGACTGTTCTGTCTGGGCTTCGCCCGATCCGAGCAGTTGTGCCTGCTCCTCCTGGGTCTGGCCGAACGTCGTGCCGAAGCGGCCGGCGATCGAGGTGTCGGTGTTGAGCCGGGCCGCGATGCCCTGGTAAGCCTGCCGGGCCTGGTCGATGGTCACGCCGTTCTGGGCGGCGGCGGTCGCCGTGCCCGAGCCGGTCAGGGCCAGACCCTGCTGGAGCGCGGCGCCACCGATCTCGGCGGCCAGGGCGCGCTGCTCGATGAGCGGGGCCGCGGTCTTCGTGTCGAGGATCGCGGCGATCGCGCCGCCCACGCCGGAGCTGTTGCCGTAGTAGGTGTCCCACGCCTGCCGTACGGACGACGGCGCGGTGATGTACGCCTGGTTGGCGACGGCTACCCGGTCGCTGAGTTCGCTTGGGCTGATGTCGTTGCCGATGAATCCGTCGAAAGCGCTCTTGCTGTCGTAGAAACCAGAAGGGAGACCGGAGAGGATCTGCCGATATTGACCTTCAAGGGCGATGTAGGTGGCGGGATCAAGGGCGGCAAGACCGTTGGCGATACGTGCATCGTTCCCAGCAAAACGGACCTTGTACTCAGGGGACTGTTGGATCTGGAGAGTGATCTGATCTTGGCTTGCCCCTGTGCGGCCAAGCTGGTCCACGAGTCCGGCAAGGCTACTCAACCCCCACGACGCTAGTGTCTGCTTGATCAAGTCCGCGTACCCGACGTCGGTCCCCGTCGTCGGCCCGCCGGCAACCGGCGGAGCCGGCGGCTTCGGTGGTGGTGGCGGCGGTGGCGTGACCGTGGACGTGGTGCCCCCGACCGGCTTGGTCGTCGGCGGCTTGGGTGTGATCACCGGCTTCGTCGTCTTGACCGGGACCTTGACCGGTCCCTTGACGATCGGCTTCGGCGCGACGGCCACTACATCACCTGCAAGAAGGTCACGCCGCGAGGCGTGTGGAGACGGATCGATCGGGTGCCGGGGATCTGGTCAACCATGTCGCCGTATGCCCCGTGGTGCGGCGCGGTGTCGTGCATCCCGACCAGTGTCCCCTGGTGCATGAACGGGCGGAAGAGTGCAAACTCCGCAACCCGGAGATACGTCTCGCTGTCGAGCCAACACATGTCGATCGGCTGCTCCGGTGTAAACGTCATCGACGACTGGTGCAGCGCTTCGACCGGCAGACCGCGGAGCTGCATGGCGGCCAGCTCAGCCAAGCCTTCGTCGGTCTCCAGCGTGACCAGCCGGCCGTGGCCGTTATCGACGAGCGCCCGCCCGATCATCATCGAGGTCAGCGCCTTGTGCGTGCCGGTCTCGATCATGTACTCGGGCTGGAGCGCGCGGACGAACGCGGCGACCAGCTTCGAGACTTCGGTCTCCGTCGACTGGTTGTCCGGCGCGTGCCACCACTCGGGGTGTGCCTGCCAGGGCGTGGGCGGCGTCCACGACGCTTCGGTCGTCAGCTCGTCAATCATGAGATCCCCGGGGCTAGGTAGGCGTAGAAGTTCAGGATCATGTGGGCGGCCAGGTCGATGAAGCCGAGCAACAGCGGCATCATGACGCGAAGCCGAACGTCTGGCCAAGCTGGTGCAGCATCGTGTACGCCGACGCCTTGGCGTTGTCGGTCTTGTCCCACCGTGGGTCGGAGCGCAGCGCGTTCGAAAAGTCGTAGAGCGTGGTCGGCGTCTTGCCGGCGGCGGTCGCCGCGGTCGGCTTCGCCCCAGTGCCGCCCTGGGCCGGTGTGCCGGTCGGCGTGTCCGCCGCCGGCAGTTGCCCGTTGAGCGCCTTCTGGATCGTCGGGTCGCCGAGCGAGATGTTGCCCTCCGGGACTTCCAACAGGTTCGACATCTGGCTCATGTACGGCTGCGCGATCTGCATCGTGGTCTGGCCGCCCTTGAGCTGAGTGGCCAGCGTCGGGTAATAGGAGACGGCCAGGTCTTCCACCGCTTGCTGGATACCCTCGATCCCGTTCTGCCCGATCAGCGCCTTGCGCACCTCCGAGGCGACCCAGCCGTCCGAGAGCCGGACGCCGTACTGGAGCCCGAGCGCCTTGGTCTGGTTGGTCAGATCCACGGAGCGTCCGCCGACGCCGGAGGCCAGGAACTCCGGGTGGTAGTTCGCGGCGATCGCCGCGGAGATCGCGTCGTCGTCGAGGCCCTGGTAGAGATCCTGGATGGCGAAGGTGTGCGCCCACGACGCGCTGATCGCGACACCGAGCTGCTTGGCCATCGCCATGACGTGCTTCGAGGCGTTGTTGACCTGCTGATTGAACTCAGCCGGGTCCGCCTTGGACAGCGCGATCATCTTCTTCGCGGTGTCGCTGTTGTGCTTCCACCAGTTCGTGGTCTGGAGCTGGTCCTGGAATCGGGCCACCGACCAGTTGCCGGCGATCGCCATGTTCAGCGTCTTCTTGATGTCGGGCACCGAGTTCGCCAACGTGGCGACGTAGCCGTACGACTGGTAGGTGGTGGTGTTGCTCGCGTTCGCCATGGCGTTGTTCCTTCCCGTTGCCGCGTTGGACCCGCTGACCCGGCCGAAGGTGACCGAGCCCGGAGTGAAGTGGGCGATCTTGACAACCGTCCCGGTGTGCGGCGCCTCCAAGAACTCGCCGTTGCCGAGGTAGATGCCCACATGGTGCGCCGGGTATCCAAAGAACACCAGGTCTCCCGGCTTAGCTTGCGCCGCCGAGATCCGGGTGGTGGCCTGCTGCTGCTGGGCTGCCGTGCGCGGCAGCTTGATGCCCGCCTTGCCGTACGAGTATTGGACGAGACCCGAGCAGTCGAACTCGACGCCGGGGGTCTCGCCTCCGAACACGTACTTCACGCCAAGCTGTTCCTTGGCGTAGTCAATGGCGGACTTGGCGGCCATCTACAGAACACCCAGCATCTGGTTGATCGAGTCGAGATAGTTGGCGGCCAGCTTCTGCTGGTGCTCCGGCGTATGCACATTCTCCAGCAATGCCTGCGCATCGCCGCTCGCCTCCGGCGGCGTCTCGCCCGGCTTGTTGTTGTAGGCCGCGGTCTGGGCCGTCTTCTCCTGGCCGTGGAACTTCGAGACGAACCCGTTGAGTTCCTTGTCCGAGAGGTTGCGGCCCAGGTAGTCCTGGGCGGCCGACTGGAGCGTGCCCTTCAGCGTGTTCGGGTCCGTGTACTGCACGGTCAACGGCGCCCGCGGCGCGCCGTTGAGCACGCCGTTCTTGATGCCGGCCGACTGGATCTGCTTGATGTAGTCGGGCAGCGTGATCGGCGTGGTGAGCTTCAGCCCCATGTAACCGGTCAGCACCGCCTTCATCGCGGTCGCGTCCTGCGTCGTGTAAACGCCGAAGCTGGGCTTGGAGCCGCCGTACGCTCCGGCCTGGTAGAGCTGCTGTTGGATCTGCGCATACTGCTTCGGGTTCGACTGGGACAGCCCAGCGAAGTAGGCCATGAAGTCGTCGGTCGACTGGTCGGTGAACCCGCCCGGCTTCGAGCCGTACTTGCCGCCGCCGAGCGGGACAAGGTTCGAGTTCGGCGTGGTGTAGGTCAGGTGGACCTGCTGGCCGGAGAGGTCACCCAGATTGAAGGTGTCGACCAGGCCAGCGGGCGCACCCGACGTTTGCACGCCCGCGTTGCCGGGGTTCGAGCCGGCCTTGACGTTGCCGCCCCCGTCGATGACGAAGCCGCCATCGGATCCGGTGCCCATCTCAGCCTCCAATCGGGTCGAGAACGCTGGTGTCGATCGAGCGGAACACGCCCGAGTAGAGCCCGCCCATGGCGGGGTTCGCGAGTAGCTGACCCTGCCACCAGGTGGCGTACTGGCCGGAGATCGAGGCTCGCGCCGCGGTGTCCTGGTTCGTCTGGCGCGGGTACTGCGCGATCGCTGCGTGATAAGTGTCGTATGCCGACAACATCTGGCGGACCGTTTTCACGGGCACCGACGCCGGCAGGCCGGACGGTGCGTCGACCATCCGGCGGAGCTGGTTGAGCTGATCCTTCGCCGTGGACTGGGTGTCCTGGTAGCTGTTCTGGCTGGCCTGCCAGAGCGGGTTGACGGCGATGAAGTCCTTCTTCCACGCCGAGAACTGGTCGCTGATGGTCGAGGCCCCGTTCGGGTCCTTGGCGATCGCGGCGTCGCGGACCTTGATCGCGTCGAAATACTGCTGGTTGGACTGGGCCAGCACCACGTCGTGGAAGAAGTCCGACGTGGTCTTGTACTGACGCAGTCCGAGCTGAAGCTCCGAGCGATAGGCGTTGTAGTCGAACTTGCCCTTGTTCGCGGCCGGCGGCAGGAAGTAGGCGCCGACCCCGGCGTAGTCCTTCATGAACTGGTAGTTCTGGACCAGCCACTTCTGGCTCTCCGCGGTCGCTTGCAGCTCCGCGTTCTTCACGGTCGACGTCGACTCGCTGGTCTCGTACATCAGCTTGTCCGGGTGGATCTGCGCCCACACCACGTAGGCGTTGGCGATGCCCACTTCGTTGGCGATCTCCTTGAACTCATCGGACAGGTTGTGGATCCCGAGCGCGCCGTAGATCCAGTCGGACTTGCCGACCGCGTTGTCTTCGGTCGGGACGCCCGGCGCGGCCGGCGCGAACAGCCCGAAGATGGCCCGGCCGACCAGATGGTTCTTCGCCTGCGCAGTGACGTTGTTCAGGTACTGCTGGACTTCCGCCTCGTCCGCCGGCTTCGGCGTGCCGTCCGGGTTCTTCTGGCTGCCGGGCGCCATGTTGGCGGCGCCCAAGGTGAGGATCGCCGAGCGCACCGTGTTGGCGAGCAGGCCCTGCTTGTCGTCGCCGGTCAGCGCGTCCGAGAACTGCCGGATGGTGGTCGGCTCAAACTGGGACCAGAAGCTCTTGCCGGTACCCTGCTGGCCGTTGAGGAACGTGTCGACCTGGTTGAGCGTCTGGGACACCGAGGGGAACAGCCGCTCCGCGGAGCGCAGCGGGATGTTGGCGATCGGCGTCAGCGAGAACTGGGCCGGGTTCTGGAGTCCCGAGTTCAGGAACTGGAACTGCGACGTGAGGTTCGGGGTGGCGCCGGGAACGTAGACCCCGCCGACACCGGGGATCGCGTCGAACGCTCGGGTGATCTCGCTGATGGCCCAGCCCGAGCCGGGGAAGACGAACTGCTTGTTCCCGTTGGCGTCGTCGTACAGGAACCCGGTGTTGACGCCGGCCTCGTACGCGAGCATCAGCCGGCGGGCGCGGGTCGGGTCCTCGATGAGCTGCTTGCCCCAGCGGACCATGAACGCCGTGGTCGCCCGACTGAACGCGAAGAAGCTCTTGCCGACGACATCGAGCTGCGTACGCATCTCGGAGTTGTCGACGTACTTCATGGTCCTGGTCCACGCCATCTGCATCGAGATGTCCTTGGCCGCCATGTCGGCGACCTTCGGCTTGAGCCCACCCTCCACGAGCTGGTTCTCCCACGGCTCCATGAAGGCGCGCATCTTGCCGTAGTTCGCGCGGTACAGCGGCTGGGTGATCCACCGGTCGATGGGCCGGATCACCAGGCGCGAGTAGCCCTCGCCGGCCAGATCCGACGCCATCTTGAGCAAGCCCAGCTTGCCGCCCTCAGTCGGCATCGCCTCGTACAGCGGGGCCAGCACGGAGGTGGGCCGGTTGTGCGACTTGATGTTGTCGGCGATCCACTGGTAGTCGGGTGCCTTGCCCTCCTCCTTCATGTAGGCCACGAGCTTGTTGTTCAGGTCTTCGCTGTCCGGCTTCGAGATGAGGTGCTTCATCTCCGCGACCAAGGTCTGGGCGTGCTGGCTGGTCGCCAGCTCCTGCTCTGCCTTGTTCGTCACGGCCATGTCGATACCGGTCGGGGCGTCGGCGAAGATGGTGGCCCGGGTGTACTTCGAGTAGTTCTTGCCCTTCTTGAGTTCCGCGGCCACGTCTTCGAGCGTGGTCTGGCCGGGGTTCTCGATGTGCAGGATCAGCTTCTGGGCCAGCTTCGGGTTGGACATGGCGGCGGCCAGGTTGTGGGCGTAGGCGATCGCGCCGTCGACATGGCCGGTGACGTCGAACGTCTCCTTCTCGCCGAAGCCGGAGCGCACCATCTTGACCTTGCCGACCTTGTAGCCGGCGTTGACGATGTCGGCGATGTCGGCGCCCGGGTCGAGCGCGCGACGCATGGTGATGCCCATGTGCTTGTTCGCCTGCTCGGTCAGGTCTTCGGCGTCGCGGAGCTGATACTTCATCCCCAGCTCGGGGTGCTCCAGCGCGTTGCGGACACCGATCTGCTGATACCAGTCGCCGAGCCGGGCGAGCGGGGAGAACAGCTTATTCGAGACGGCCAGGCGCGCCGGACCCTGGTCGGCCAGGGACTGGGCCAGGTGGGACTTGGTCAGCACGCCGACTTCGCCGCGGCCCCAGACGCCGGCCATCTCCTCCACGATGTTGCGGACGGCGCCGGCCGGGCGGAGCAGCCACGACCACCGGTCGAGGTTCGTCAGCTCAGTCACGAGCTGGCTGTTGAAGACGCGGCCAACCGTGTTCTCCCAGATGCCCACCTTCGCTGAGAGCTGACGGACCCGGTTGAAGTTCGGCAGGCTCAGCACCGTGTTGAGCTGACTGTCCCAGATCGCGGAGTCGCGGGTGAGGCCGGTCGCCGGATCCCGGAACGCGGAGCCGGTGGACGAGTAGCGGTTCTTCGTGAACTCACGCGAGAACTGCTTGATCAGCCGAGCCCCAGCGTCCGAAGTGGACAGACCGGCCGCATGAAAGACAGACAGTGCAAGGCCATGGGCAATAGCCTTTTGCGTTCCCTCGTTACCTCCGGCCGCAAGACCCGCCAATAGCAGGGAATGGGAACGGGTCAGGTAGAGCTGGCCGTACCGTTGCACCTTCTCGGGGAACTCCTGGTCCGCGGTGTCGAGGATGTCGACCTTGTTGAGCGCACCGGAGAGCCGGTTGACGAGCAGCTTGCCCCGAGCGACCACCGCGTCCGGCGTGAGCGCGTGGGCCGCCCGGGAGATTGTGCCGGCCGAGGTGTAGTCGCCTACCGTCTCGAAGCCGGTCCGGTTCAGGAACTGCTGGGTGCCGATGGCCCGCGCATTCGAGCGGGTCTTCGAGGCCAGTTCGGTCGGGCTGGTGATCCCGCCCTCGATCTGGTCCGAGAGGTCCTTGCCGGTCGAGGTGAGCATCCGGTCGGCGTAGGTCGGGATGATCCGGTCGACGATGCCCTGCTTACGCAGATCGAGCTGGAGCGAGCGGATCCCGGCCCGGGTGGCCTTGCCCCCTATGTAGGCGCGCACGTTGCGCTGGATCGCAGTCGCGCCGAAGTGCCCGAGCTGACCGGGCATGATCCCGATCTCGGCTTGCGCCTTGCCGGCCATCAGCCGGACGACGCCGGCCTCCGAGGAGAGGTAGGCGGCGGCCTGGTCCATCGTGGTGATCGGCTTCGCCTTGCCCCACTTGATCGTGCCCTTGTCCGGACCCCTCTTGATCACGCCGATGGCGCGGTCGCCACCGCCCGTGAACTCCTGCTCCAAGTGCTGAAGGTCCGGCGTCAAGGTCTTCACGTTGCGCTGAGCCACGGCGATGCCGGCCTCATCGCCATCAGCGATCGCCTTACGGAGCGCATTCGAGTTGTCGACCAGTGTTTGCACGCCGTTGCGGACCCGGGCCGCGGCGACTCCCTTGGTCGCGCCGGACAGCACGTTGTAAACGGTGTCGGTGTCGCCCATCGAGTCCAGCGTGATCTTCGAGAGCGTCCGGGCCTTGTAGATGTTGCCGGCGACAATGGTCGGATCCGTCTTCAGGCCGACCGCGAAGTCGGTGGCGCCGGCCAGGAACGACTCCAGCTTGTTGTCCGGGTTGCGTCCCTCGAAGGCCCAGTTCCCGAAGGTCGACTTGCGGACCGAAATCTGCGCGACCAGATCCTGGAAGTCCTTCGAGTAGAGCTTGCGAATCTGCGAGTCCTTCTCGTCCTGCGAGAGCGACGTGTTGTTCAGGATCGAGTTCTGGATCGCCCCGAAGGCGGCCTTGTCGTGCAGGGCGTTGGCGTTAGCTACGTTCTCGGCCTGTGTAAACGTCGCCGGGTCGGTCTTGGCTTGGAGCGCGGTGAGGTCGAGGCGCTGTTGACCGGAGGCCATGAACGCCATGGCGGAGAAGAAGTTACCGCGGTCGTAGCCGGCGTTGTCCATCTGCTGGTGGATCGAGTCGAGCGTCTGGCCGGCGTGCCCGTCGAGCAGCGAGAAGGCGGTACCGAGGCCGGCGTTGGCGAAGTTGGCCGCGTCGTTGACCGCCTTCAGCACGAACTTGCCGGCGTAGCCGACCGAGTTTGTCACCGGGTTGTGGGTGACGTCGTGCATGATCCGGCCGAAGGACCAGCCGCCGCCAGGCTTAGGCTCCGGCGTCGGTGGCTCCCCGAGCTGCTGAGTATGCGGCGTCGAGGTCTCGCCGGTCACCTGGTGCGCGGCCACGATGCCCTGGTTCGTGTTGCCGGCGACGAACTGGTTGATCGCCCCGGCCTGCTGGGGCGTGGCGCCCGTGTTCGCGAGCGCGTTGACGACCTGCGGGCGCTGGATCAGGCTCGGGTTTCCGACGATGTATGCGGTGAGGGCGTCGATGCCGGTCGGCTGGGTCATTAGACCCCCTGGCTTTGCGCGCTCTGGTAGAGCTGCGCCAGAACTCCCGTGGCATCTCGCGGGGACAGCCCACCGAGCAGGACGGTCATCGGTCCCGGCTGGGCCGCCATCGGCTGGTGCTGGATCGGCAGGATGCTGGAGTCCGCGCCCGGCCCGATGTCGGCGCCCTGCGTGATCGGCTCATCGGGGCGCTCGGACGGCCGGTCAAATGGTGCCGGGGCCGGCGCCGCCCCGGTGATCTGGCTCGGACTCGGGCTCGGGACGTTCGGCGTCCCCGACATCGCCGCGGCGCCCTCCTGGTTGGCCAGGTCGGTCGCGTCGCCGTACGGCAATCCCGTGGGGACCGCCTGCACCTGCCCATCGGTCCGCCGCGACAGGCTGCCCGGCCCCGATGCCGGGGCCGGGCTTGCCGGAGGCTGGTAGCCGCCCTTGCCTGCCATGTTGCACTCCTAGTGCTTGAACTTCTTCGCGTTGATCGCGAACTGCGCACGCTTGCGTTCGGCCGGGCTTCCACTCTTGGCCGCCGACGCCAGCTTCGAGGCCGGGATAGGTTGACCCTTCTTCGCCCCAAGCTCGGCGCGCAGCTTGCCTTTGTTGGCTGGCTTGATGTGGATCGGGTTGCTCCCCTTCCCAGCCATCGTCACTCCCCTCGCGCGATTGCCGCATTGCCCCAGAACATCACTTCTTCGAGGTGCGTGATCGCGAGTGCCTTCTCACGCCCTTCGGGGAGCTTGTCGTTCAGGAGGTCGGCCAGTTGGCGGCAGTTCTGCCGGACGCTGGTGTGCTCGTCCCGCTTCTCCTCCGTGCTGGCCGCGTGAAACGCGAACCGATGCTCGATGTCCTTGGCGTCCAAGGTCAGCTCCCTGTCTTCTTGCCCTGCACCGGGTTCTTGCGGCTCGGTGGCGGGGTGAGGTTCGGAGTCTGGAATCGACCGGAGGGAGATGTCGCCGACGCAGCCCCGGTGCCGAAGCTCGCGGCCATACTGGCGTTCGTGCTCGGCCCCTTCGGGTTCTTGCTCATCGACTGGACCTGCGACGCGCGGGCCTGACCCCGCGTCGCACCACCCTTGTTTGACCGGGCCGGCGTGCGTACCACCTTCGCGGGCGGAGTCACCTTCGCAGACTTCCGGACCACCTTCGTGGCCTTGACCGGCGCCACATACGGCTTGGTTGCCATGATCACTTCTTTCGGACGGTGGGCTTGCCCATGGCTCCGGCCTTGCCCACTCCGGGGTTCTTGCCGGACTTCTTGGCGCCCATCCAGCCGGCGAGCGGCGGAGTGACGGGCGTGGTCTTGGCGGACGCCTTCATGCCGGCTTTTGGGTTGGCCGCGGCGCCCTTACTCTTGGCCGCCATCACTTACCCCGCTTGATCCCGGCCTTGGCCTGGGACGGGTTGGGCTTCGGGTTGGCGACGACCGGAGAGCTGGTCTTCTTCGGCATCCCCATCCCGGAGTGCGACGGCGGCTTCGGGTTCGGGACCACCTGGGAGGTGGTCTTCTTGACCGTGCCCCGGTGTGGCGTCGGGCCGGGGTTCGGCAACATCTTGCCTGCCATGATTCTCCTTAGCCTGCTGGCAATCTGCGACGGACGTTTGCCGCCACGTTCGGGGCACCACTGGATAGGAATCCGGCGGTGAGGTCGGACACGGCCGGGCGACCGCCCGGCGCCATGCCGGCCTGGCCCGGAGCTGTTCCGGTCGGAAGGCCGGTCGGCGCCACGCCGGGCAGCGGCTGGCCATCGGGGCCAACCGCTCCCGGCGCTCCGGGAGCGCCACCCGGCGGGGCACCCGGCGGAAGCTCAGGTGCCGGCGGTGCCGGCGGCGGGGCGAAGGCAGTGGCGAATAGGGGCGCCAGCTCTTGGCCCTTCTGCCGGCCATCGATGATCGAGACTGCCGCCTGGATGTACTGCTGGGCGACTTCGGCCTGACCGGAGGCGAGCATCTGACCGATCGCCGTGAGGCCGGCGGCTAGACCCTGCTTCAGCCCGTCCTCGATGCCCTGCACATCGAGATCGCGCTGCTGCTGGTCGCTATCAAGATCAAAGGGAAGGTTCTGGCGGAACGTGTCGCGACTGATGATCTGGTCGCCGCGGAGCTGGAGCAGGGAGACGATCTGGGCGTTCGGGTTCGAACCGGCGGCGAAGCCGTAGCTGATGTCGCAGGTCGTGTCTTCGAGGTCGCCGCCCGGGTCGTAGCTGATCTGGAAGGACTCGCCGGTCACCGTGCCGTTGATCGTCTTCTTCTTGCCGGCGAACAGCGTGAAGTCCATGCAGAACGCCATCTCGGTGGCGAGCCGTAGGCCCTCGCCGAGCACGTCCTGGCCCAGCTTGATCTGGGAATCGAAGCCCATCTGGAGCGCTTGCACGCCCCGGCCGGTCGAGCCACCACTCGGGCCGATGCCGAGGCGCGAGTCCGGGTAGCCGGCGCCCATCTGAAGCTCGGTCTGGAACTGCGACTCTAGCGCGAACGCCTCTTGCGGGATGTTGAAGGGAACGCGACCGACACCCTGCGGGTTGTCGGTCGTAATCAGGGCGTCGGGGCCGATAGGGAGCCGGTTTACGTCGGAAGGCACCACGATTGGCGCCTCAACAGCCTTCGTACCGGCCTCCAGCATGAGGCTGGCCATGACCGTTTTTGCGAGCTGGACCCATAGAACATCATCGAACTGTCCGCGTGGATCCTGCTCGACGCCGGGGCGGAGCGCGATATGGACCGGGGTCTTCGGCTGGCCGTGCATGTAGCTCGCGACCACGGTGTTGTTGCACTCGGGGAGCCACAGCATGACGCACTGATCGTCGATGTACCGGACTACTTCGGTCTCGTGGGCCTCCCGCGCGTAGCCGAAGTCGTCGAACAAGATCCGGTTCTCGTATTCGGGGAAGAGATCGGCCAGCTCATTGCGGTCCTGCCGCCACACCCGGACGTAGCGCGTGCATTCGAGCCACCGGTTGAGCTGGAAGTACGAGCCGACCGGGTCCTCGATGTGGATGATGGGCATCCGGCGCGAGTAATCGGCCTCCACCCAGAACGGGAGGAACCCGTACGTGAGGTACTGGTCGGCGCCGTACTTCATCTGGGTCTGGAGTCGCGAGCAGTGCCAGTAGTAGGCCCCGATCCGGTTCTTGCGCTCCGCGCGGCGGCGGTCCTGGTCGGTACGCATCGCGCCGGCCGAGCAGGCCAGCGATGGGAGCGGCGAGAGGTTCGCGGCCAGGTCACGGGCCGCGATGTCGACGAAGTTGGCGACGATGGAGGTCGGGATCTCGTCCGAGAAGTAGTTCGGCCAGACGTCGGCGAACCGTCCGCGGCGCACCGCGAGCACGCGGGCCATCGAGTTCTCGCGCTCCATGGCGTTGTTACGCATCCGGCGCACGGTGGCCTCGATGGCCGGATCAATCGCGACGCCCGGGGTATAGAAATGCGGGCGCCGACGTGGCACAATCTGCGCCTGCACCGGGTAGGTCATGGCCACATGGTAGATCCACGATCTACCAGCCGATAGTGCCAGACCCGGCGGGTTGCTCTGCCTGTAGCGCCGCGCGCAGCTCCGCAAGATCAATCACGTTGCGCCGGTCGAGCCGGATCTGGTTCGCGAACGGGTTGTTGACGTGGGTCGGCATCTTGTTGCCGACGTTCAGGATCTTCTTGTGGGCGATCTCGGTGAACCAGAGCGCCATCACCAGGTCAGTCTTCTGCCGCTGGACCATGCCCTGGGGCTCCCACGCGGCGAGCTGCTGGATCAGGGTCGCGATCCAAGCGTGCTGCCGCGGATCGGGCAGCACTATCCTCTCGTCCCCGTTTCGTACGCGGATCCAGACGTTGGTCTGTGGGTGTTGGCGTCCGGTCGACTCAAACAATGGAGCCATGGACATAACGCCGAAGTCTGCGTCCCGCTTCTCCATTCCGGTGAAGTGAGCGGTGAGCTTGCAGCCACGCGATTGCAGATACCGTCGCAGCTCCATGTCGTCTGTAAGAAACTTCTGGAACGCATTGCGCTCGATCACCCACTCCGCGATCGAGAACTTGTCGGTGAGTTCTTGGATTTTGTCGCGCATTCGTCGGGGCGAGCAGTTCGCCGCGTCGAACCCGTCGAGGACCCATCTCTTTCCGGAAAAGCGATCGAGCCCACTAACAACCATGGAGGTATGACCAACCGTCGCAGGATCCAGCCCGCCGACGACATAAAGATCCGCGGAACCATTGGGCCTCCAGCTTTGAGTCAGGGTGCCGGGCATCCGGCCGGGATCGATCGAGGTGGTCAGCGTCTCGTACCGGAAGGTCGCGTCGTCGGGTAGTTGCTGCTGCTGCCAGACGAGCGACCAGCGGCGCTCGCCAAGGGGGTAACGGCGCTTCGCTAGTCGCTCGCCGGTCCAGCGGGGCTTGACCGGCATGATGTCGGGCCGGAGGCACTTACACCGCGACGGGACCCTGTAGCAGATGATGCACCGCATCTCGTGCGGCGCGCTCTCATCGGTGGTCTGGTAGGGCCACAGGGTCCGCCAGTCTTTGAACTCCTGCTTGTATTCGAGCACGGCCGGCTGCGAGAAGTAGGTGAAGAACTGCTCGCCGTCTTCCGTGGTTCGGCTGCGCAGTTCTGAGTAAAGGTCCTGGGAGGCGAGCCGGGTACCGAGCACGAGCAGTAGCCCGCCGTCCGGGGGGAGGCGGGAGTCGATCATCGTCATGCACCAGTCAGCTTGGTCGGCGAAGCGGTGCGCGTTCTCGGTGTCGATGACGTCGTCGAGGATGATGACGTCGAACCGACCACCGTAGATATGACCACCGAGCCCCACGGCTTCGACAGTCGGCTCTTTCTCGGTGTCGCCGTCGTACTTACCGGACACATAAATCTGAGTCTGAGTCCACGACCCGTCCGGATCTTTCCAGCCACCTTCTGGTGCGAACTGAGAATGCATCTCTGCATAGACGCGCGACGTAAGTCGGGTCTTGATTGCGAGTAGAACCTTCTTCGCGTAGCCCTGGCTCTTAGAGACAATGGCAATTGAGATACCGGGATTGTTGTTGATGAGATAAACCGGGTAGTCAATGGAGAAACAAGTGGTCTTACCGTGGTTCGGCGGTACGTTGCAAATAACCCGAGTCCGCTCATGCTTCTCGTAGACCATCTGAGGATCGAGATATCGGGGCTCACGTCCTTCGATCACATCCCAGAGGTTGTAGTGCAGCGGGAACAGCGGCTGCTTCAGGTAGGTCCGGCGGAAACGGTCGAACTCGGGTAGCCCGAGCCGGCGCGGGTTCGGCGTCGGGTTGCCGGCGTGCATTCCCTGCGATGCGTTGTTGTACTCACGGGCGAACTCGGGGTCGCCGCGGCGCCAGTCGCGCACGGTGGCGGTCACGATGTCGGCCTTCGCGGCGGCGGCCTTGAGCGTGCCGCCGGCCCAGATGTGGTCGAGCACGGCACGCTTCTTTTCGGCCCGAACGGCCGGCGGAAAACCGCCACTCCTGCCCCCGAAGGGCAGTTCCGTCACGTCTGTCACAGGGGTAGCTTAAGGCTTCGAGACGTGGTGCGGCCCCGGGCTTGGACCCGGGGCCGCCGCGCCACAACCCAGCCTGAGAGGACCCCCGTTGTGACCGATTCCATGCTAGCGGCGGCGCTCCGGTACGCAAAGGTCGGCTGGCCCGTCTTCCCCGTGCAGCCGCTGAGTAAGCAGCCGTACGGCGGAACGAACGGCCTACTGGATGCGACCACCGACATTGGCGACATCACCGAATGGTGGACCGAGAGGCCCGACGACAATGTCGCGATCGCGACCGGGGCGCCCGGACCGGACGTGCTCGATGTGGACGTGAAGGCCGGCGCTGATGGCGTCGCCTCCCTGGCCAAGATCGCCGCGCAAGGCTGGACCCGAGGGTCGTTCGCCATCGCCGTGACGCCATCCGGCGGTTGGCATCTCTATTACGCCGGCACCGACCAGCGGAACTCATCGCTCGGACCACTCGGGCTGGACTTCCGGGCGACCGGTGGCTACGTGCTCGCGCCACCGAGTGTGCTCGACAACGGCGTTTACACATGGCGCCGCCGGCACTGGCCGCCGGGACGCACCGTCGAATGGAAGCGGATCAAGGAGTTCTTCCACCCGCCGCGGCCAGCAAGGCCAGCAAGCGAGGCGCGCGAGCCGGGCGACTTCGCCGGCCTGCTCGCCTTCATGGCGGACTACCCGGAGCCGGGCCGGAACGTGAAGCTCTATTCGATCGCCCGACAAATGCTCGACGAGGACGCGACCGAGCGGGATCTGGCTGACCTGCTCGACGCGGCCATTGCTTCGGGCCTGCCGTTCCATGAGGCCGACCGGACGATTCAATCGGCTCGCCGGGGCGGCGGCCGATGACCGGTCTCGAAGACATCGAGCTGGAGCAGATGACGCCGGTCGAGGCGATGCGGGCCGAGCTGCTGGACTCCGCTGGGCTCGATGGGATCCCGGAACCACGGTGGCTGATCGACAAGATCCTTCCGGAGAACTCGCTGGCCTGGTTGTACGGGATGCCGGGCTCGGGCAAGAGCTTCGTGGCGCTGGACTTCGCCGCGTCGGTGGCGACCGGCCTGCCCTGGCAGGACCATGCAGTGGAGCAGGGCGCCGGGGTGTACCTGGCCGGCGAGGGTGTGGCCGGGATGCGCAAGCGGGTCCGAGCCTGGGAGGACGCGGCCGGGCCGGCGGACGGCCTGCGGTTCATGCCGCGGGCGGTGCAGGTGCTGACCAGTCACTTCGATGCGTTCATCGAGGTGTGCTGCGAGGAGAAGACGAAGCTGGTCGTCCTCGATACCCAGGCCCGGATCACGGTCGGTGTGGAGGAGAACTCGTCCACCGAGATGGGCCGGGTCGTCTCGAAGCTGGACGAGCTGCGCCGGCAGACCGGCGCGTGCGTACTAATCGTTCACCACTCGGGCTGGACCAACGGCCACGCCCGGGGGTCGTCGGCTATTCAGGGCGGGTTCGACACGGTCATCAAGGTCGATCGGCCGGATCTCGACGGCAATCTCACGCTGATCAACGAGAAGCAGAAGGACGCCCCGGAGTTCGGCGACATCGAGCTTCGGATGATCCCGCGTCTCGGCTCGGTGATCCTCGCCGAGAACGAGCCGGACCGGCTGGAGTCGCACGCCGAGATTATGAAGCGGACGCTGCGCAACCGGTTGAAGTGGTGGAAGGCGTACCAAGGTGGCTGGGTCGGCAACGTGGACCTGAATGAGACGTTCGACCGGACAACCGCCTGGCGACTGCGGCGGGATCTAGAGCAGATCGGCCTGATCGGCGAGCAGACGGAGCGCGGCGTGAAGCAGTTCCGGCTTTTGACTCGACCAGTTTCATGATCTTAAAGCTCCGGCCAGCACACCTGCACCCCCCTGGCAGGGGACTCGGGCCGTGGACCGTAGGGACGAAGGTCTCAGGCCCGAGCCTACCCACCCTGTCAAGTGGGTGGGTGTTGCACGGAACGTGTTACAAGATCCTTTGTAGTTCGTGAAACGTGGCCGCATAAGTGCTGGTCGCGAAGGGTTAATGTTTCACCCGATGTTTCACTGAGGAGAGAGCATGATCACTAACCCAGCGATCGAACTGATCGCAGCGAAAGTCCACGCGGCCTGGGTGGCCGCCCAGGCCGAGAACGGCTTCGTCTCCCGGGTCTCGGCATTGACCGGCGAGGAGCAGATGGTCGGCTACGACCAGCTCTCGGAGCAGGTGAAGGAGTTTGACCGGGTGACCGTACGCGCGGTGCTGGCCGCGATCGAGGACTCGCCGTACGTGCTGCGTGAGCGCGAGGAGCCGGCACCCGACCCCGGCCATTGGGACAACCTGCGCCGGAGGCCGCTGTGATGGACGAGGTCTTGTGGCAGGAGATCGCCGAGCAGTTCCACGACCAGGGGTGCGACGGTCCGTACGCCGTCTGCCCGCTGCGTTGGGAGCACGAGATGCTGGCCACCGAGACCATGGAGATCCTGGCCGAGGACGGGGTCTCATGAGCTACGAAGCGATGATCGAGCTGCTTGGCCGGCACCTGTTCGTCCTGATGGGCGACTACGAGTGGGACGAGTGGGTGGTCGAGCCCGACAGACGTCGGGCCTACTACCGGGATAAGGCGGCCACTTTGGTCCGCGATCTGGCGAGCGACGCCATCTGGATCACCCCGCGCCACCTTTCCCGCGGCCCGGTGTAAACGGCCCGAGCCGCGGGCATACTGGCCCCGACCACCGAGCGGGGGTGATTGCTGTGAGATTCCTGGCCGCCTTGTCGTTCGCTTTGGCGTTCTTGTTCGCCATCTTCGGCTGGCATATTGGTAACGCTGGTGCCTTGGCCATGATCGCTCTGGGCTTGTTCTTCCTGGCCGTGTCGTGGGTGTGGGACTGGACGACGTACCGACACACGTAGGGGTAGGCCCGACCAGGCCATATACAAAAAGCCGGGCGCGTGGTTACCCTATCGGGGGATGGGCGGGCGGTGGCGCCCCACATGACATGGAGATGGCCCCGAGAGTAATCTCGGGGCCATCCTTTATGCCCGAAATGGGAAAATGAGTTGTATGTGGGTAACGTACAGAGATCCACTTGGCCACGGGGATGCCGGGGGTCGATGACGTGGCCTGTTGGGCTGAGGCCCCATCATGTATATGGGTAATACGCACTCATACTAACGTATGAGTGCGTATTGTCGAACGTACTAGGTAGGTATCAGCCGAACTACCTATGTAGTGAGGCAGGAAACTACACCATGTATCGGCGCATTGTGAAGGTATCGCTTCGTACTATGCGTGAGCTGCCCATCATACTCGGCGACCAATAGACCACGCTCTATCTGGTCGCATCGTTTACACCATGCCCTGGTCAATCTACTGTCGGATACCCGACAGATGGGTGGTCATTGTGCGCGTTCGCCTGTTGACTCCGGTTTGCAAGCGCACGACGGGGCCGAGAGCGACCAGGTGGGATGTAGTCCGAACTTGCCGGACAGTATCGCCTCCACTGCGATCCTCGGCACGCATGTACCCGCGAGGGATTGAGAACTGAACAGCGACGCATACGGCGCGCAGGTGAAGAGAGCTGCCATGCCCTAGATCAACAAAGCGCTCTCCACTAGGTGAGCGCCCGACCATTCGGGTCGGACGCTTTCCTTTGGGAGAGGGAATCATGAGTGAGAACACCATCACCCGAGAGCAGTGGTTAGAGGCAGCGATCGACATCCTGCGGCCACGCTTCCAAGAAGTGGGCTACCTGCTACCGGACACGATCCGGGTAAGCGTCGGATGGGCAGTCAGTTTCAAAGGCGAGAACAGCTCAATCCTCGCGCTGACGGTCAGTCGCAAGATCACCACCGATGACATCTACCAGATCTACGTCACGCCAGAGCGCGACGTAGCGAGTGACGTTCTGGGCTACCTGGTCCACGAACTGGCACACGTAGCAGTCGGGACCGATGCCGGGCACGGTCCGGATTTCAAGAGCTGCGCCGTGGCTGTAGGGCTCGAAGGAAAGATGATCCACGCGCTGCCCGGCATCGTGCTGGCTGCGGAGCTGGTCGCGCTCGCGGAAACGCTCGGCACCTACCCACACAAGCGCGTCGACCTTGACCTGGCCCGTACGCCTGCACCGGTACCGGCCGGCGGCATCCCTGCTCCGTTCCCGGCCACCGATGTACCGGCGCCGCGCTGGTCGTCAGGACCACGGTCCCAGACCGCCCGCATGATCCTGTGCGTAGCGGAATGCGGGTACAAGATCCGGACCACCCGTAATCACCTGGCGGTCGGTAACCCAAGCTGCCCCCACGGGCACGAACTAGTGCCACAGTCCTAGGGCAACGGCGACCGGAGAGCGTTTACACGCTCTCCGGTCTGCGAGGCATCTAGGCCTCTTTGATCATGGGAGAGATCATGACAGGCACTGAGATTTACACGCGGTGGTTCGAGGTCAGTGGGCATGACGGCACCTGGTTTGTCGATGAGTATCGGCAGCTCGATGGACCACAAGAGCGCGCGACGTACGGCAGCGTCGAGGTGGGTTCGCGTGACCGCGCTAACCGTGTGGTCGACATGGTCAACGGCGCCTACCGCAACGGTCGCATCGATCAGCTCGCGAACATGCCGAAGACCGAATGGCACTACGAATCGGACACTGAACTCCGCATCGGGATGTACGTGGCGATCCCGCCCTACGCGGGCAGCTCGGACATCGGGACCGTCGAGGCCTGGGACGGCGACGGTTGGACCGTGCGCACGCTTACGGGCGAACTCACCGGGCCGTACCGGGCAAAGGACCTGGTTAGTCAAGCACGCCAGAGCGTGCCCGACCTGCGGACCCAGATCGATAAGGCGGAGGCGGTCAAGGCACAGCTACGCGAGGCGGAGATCACCGCCACGGAGCAACGGCTAGGGTACGGCCGGATCGACAACGAGGAGTACGGCACGGCCCCGTGGCCTGAGTAGTCACAACGGCGAGCGGACAGCGTGGACACACGCTGTCCGCTCTGCGAGGCGACTAGTCCTCAAGATCACTTTGGGAGAGTGAGAGCAATGCAGGTCACCGGTCTAAGCCTGTCTCAGTTCGAGGCA